AATACATCTCAATAAAAATAATAACTTTTACTAAGATTATAATCTTTTTTGATCTTTAAAAACATAAAAAGAACAAAAAAGAATGTCCACAAGCGAAGAGAAGATGGAATCTTCCAAAAAAGATGAATCATTAAAAGTTATCAATGAAAATAGAAATGAAATCAAACAACGATATATTTGTTTTAAAAGAACAAAAGAAGGAGATGATATTTTAGTAGACGTAGTATCTACTTTTGAACAAGTTGTTGATTATGTGAAACCCTGGATGATTTATAAAGATTTGGATCAAATGGTTAGAATTATGACTTATGACGCTTATAAACAATGGAATTCTTTCAAAGAAACAAAAAAGGAAGAAAACACTCCTCAAGACTCAGGATTAGTATGTGAAATTGAATCATGTAAACTTTCTGCGGATATAATGGTTCGTTTAGATTCAGAAAATAGAAAGTTTTATTGTAATACTCACTTTTGCAAAAACTATTATCTTGAGTTCAATGGTGGATTAGATTCAGAAAGGTGGAACGGAATTGAATGGCAATCTTATACAACTTGTAAACGTTACCATGAAAAAGTTACAATTCAATAATATTTTTAATAAACTATTGATTTTTCTAATGTAAAAGCGTTTTTTGAGTTTTCATTGTTAAAATTATTTAGAAAATAACCAACGATGTCTACAACTAACGATTCCTTTGAACCTCCAACTCAAGAAGAATTAGCATTAGCAAAAGCAATGTCTAAAGGAGATATATATCAAAAAGCAAAAAAAACTACGGAAGCATATAATGAAAACAAGAATAACTTGTTATCTTTTGCTAACAAAGAATTTGCAAAATCTATTTTCTTAGGAAGTATTACTTATTCAAAGACAAATGAATCGAATGATTACCTCGAAACACAAACCTCTTGGAGAAAAGAATCTCCTGAAAGATTAACACAAGATCAATTAAAGGGCATCAAAGAATTTTTAAAACTAAACATGAAGTTTGCTCCAAGTCATGACTTTTTCCATGTTGAATATGTTTACAATACTGCTCTTATGATTGGCCAAAGAGAACTCGAGTCAAAAAAAGATATCAACCTGTTTATGGTAGAATTAGGAGCTTTATTTCATGATTTCTTAGATCACAAGTTTACGTCAGAAGAAGAATATAAAGATTTAGCTGGAAAAATGTTCGACTTTCTTTATAGCATCGAAATCGATTATGCTCAAATGAAAAAATTAATGTTTATCATGGCAAACGTTTCTTATAGCAAAGAAAAATCAGGAACCCAAACCTTTGATTATTTTAAAGAACCCGAGCTTTGTTGTGTACAAGATGCAGATAGATTAGCGGCCATGGGACCTATTGGAATCGCTCGAACCTTTTGTTTTGGAGGAGAAAGAGGGAATCCAATTTTTGATCCTGAAAACTCAAAGAATACGATTCAACACTTTGATGATAAACTTTTACTTTTATACTCGATGCTTAAAACAGAAACAGGAAAAATCATGGGTAAACCTCTTCACGATTACATGGTAGAATTCGTAAAACAATTCAAAGCTCAATTCGAGAACAAAACTTTCTTCTAACACGTAATAATTTCTAATAAATATTCATCAAAAGCATAATTATGACGTCATAATTTATTAAAATTTTCGGCTGATTATTCTTCATCTTTCAAATCCATTTATTATCATCTACAATCATTTTTTCAATAATTATATCAAATGTTTCTGGATCGTCAATCGAGCAACCTGGAAACTTAATTTTGAATTCTTGCGCCTTTTCTAATGATGAAAACACTGCTAGATTTTCATTTAGATTAGATAATGATTCATCATGGAATTTTTTTTTGCAAATAAACACTTCCATTATAGTCTATATAGATTAAACCAAAATACACAAATGAATTGAAAAATTTATTAACATGTACTTCCTTTAATCATGTTGAATTCTGGATGGTAACCTAGCGTTTCTTCAACACATTCGATGAAGGAATTTTCACCTACATTTGTGAATTTAATTATACGTATTGTTCGAATTTCGATGAAAAAGATACTAAAAATCTAAACGACTTATTGAAATGAGAGGTGACCTGGGTGTCGTAAAAACCGAAATTATACCGAAAGAAGAAGGCGAATTTGATTGTCATATTCGAGTCTTTACCATATATACCAACGATTACAACAACCTAAATTTATAAAGAAAATTTTGCTTTGAAAGAGAAATTAATCGTAGTTTATTATGTCATTGATGTTCTAAAAAGATAAACTTTGTCATTTTCTCTCAATTTAGAATAAATTCTTGATTTTCGATCTCCAGTTATAGCTACATGATTACTTTCTAAAGAAATTTCAGCAACTTTTTCTTGTGTTTTTTTTGAATAGATCCAAAAACGAATCGAATGATCTTCAAAATGATTAAAAATTGAGAAAAAGGGTATGGATGGATGAAACCAATCAATGTGGTAATATGTGAAACTTTCTGGTACTTTTGTCAAAAGCGTAAGACCACTATAGTCGCGATTCCAATGGTAAATTTTAAATAAATTTTCTTTGATTTTGATAACCAAAGCAATGTCAGTGATACAAATCACACTGCAAGCTGATTTAATGTTTGGAATAGTAACGTCATTCATCATGCCTGATTTAAGATCAAAACAACGAATAATTATAGAATGATCGTCATCCATAGCGATAAAGCATTTTTCCTTGGTCATAAAACGACGTAGATAGTTATTGCAAGGAAATAACAATGGTGGTTTTGTAAGGTCATAAAGATCATACAATAGATCTTGAGGTTTGTTTTTTAGGGTTTTGACCGAAAGATATCTTTGATTTAATATTCTGAAAATAAAGGCTTCAGGAAATTGAAATTTCTTTTGATCGATGTTATCTTTGGAATTACGAAGATCCATCACCACTAAAGAATTGGGGATTTCTACACTGGGAAAAACTATAAACGGCATGTAGGCTCCGTGCTTCCAAGCAGAAGGTTTCTGAGCTTGTGGAGGAGGTTTTAATTGAATAACCAGGCTTTTTTTGGGTGGCTCTTTTTTTTCTTCGATTAAAGGTGGAAAATTCAATACTATAACTCCATAAGGCACATCAAGAATAAAAATTTTGTTTTCATAATATTGGAGTTTTTTGAAAGGCGTATTCCAAGAATAAAGTTTTTCAAATGAAGTTTCGGAGTAAATCCAAAAGCCATTATAAAAACCCAAAGAATTATTAATACCAACCAAAATAATTCCAAGTGAAGAAGCAGTTAAAATTTGGCTAAATTCATGATCAACTTTTGTTTTCTCGAAGCTACTTCTCCCAAGCGGAATATTTCGAACAAGTGAAGAGTAAAGAGGATATTCTTCAAAGAGTTAAAAACGAAAAAAGTAACTTTTTTACCGAGAGGCCAAAAGCGTTTAAACTCGATAATCCAAAGATTCCAACTTTTACAAACTTGCCGATACTTTTGTCTTTCTTCAAACGAAACCTAAACAAATTTTAAAATCTAATAAAACAAAGTATTACCCAAGAAAATATTTCTCTCCAAACATCTTGACCCAAAGAAAACCAGTTAATTATTTTTTCTTCTATTTTGAGTCGTTTAGCTTTTTGTAAATTTTCCATGGTTTTTCCTTCGTGTAGAATAAATGTTTTTTTCTTGTAAAGCGTTAAAAGTTTCTTCTTAAACAATATTGATTGGTTTCAAATTGAACTTTACACTTGAAAATTTCATGTTATGAACCTTATTTTTTTAAACGGAAAGTAAAAAGAATCTGAGAAAAAAATAAAACTGAAATTCTACCGAAAGAGGAAGGTGAATTTGATTGCCGTATTCGAGTTTTCGTGGTATACACCAACGATGATAACAATCTAAATTTATAAAAAGAACATTTATTTCAGAAATATAGATGCCATGTTTGAACATGAATTTCTTTTATAAAGATGTTGAAACTTGGCGAGCCTCTTCATGATTACATGGTAGAATTCGTAAAACAATTTAAAATGCAATGGAATAACTAGCTTATATTCTTTATTCATTCGATTCAATAAAAACATCGCAATTCGTTAATTTTGTTGTTTCTTTTTTTTCAAGAGCATGTAGTTTGAAAAGCTATTCATTTGTTGTTCAAAATACTCAAAAGCTACAAGTTTAACCAAAAACTCTTGATAGAGCCATTCTTCAAAGGTAATCTTATAATCTTCCATAAAATCCATCATTTTTTCCTTAATAAATGTATTCCCAGGAACCTTTTCGTTCTTTTTGTAAAACGCAAAAATCAAAGTCATAAGAGAAACACCCTCGATAAGTTTTATAAGTGAATCGATAAACATTCGTGACTTTTGTTGAAATGCTTCTTTAAACTCAAAGCCAAACTTGTCTTTAAACTTTTGACTCTTGGCTTTAATAAAATCAAGTTCTTCCTTTGATTGAATGTGATTAACATAACCAAATTGAAGGGTATTCAAAATCGTAGCTTCGATCATCATTTGTTTGTAAAATTCGTTATTCATTGTTTTGTTTTGTTGAATAAATGAACTTATTTACCATTGCGTTAGTTAAAGTTCATCTGTATTCTGAAATCTCAACTTGAAACCACTAACAAACCTTTACATTCAAGTTGAAAGATAACTTTTCTATTTTTAAAAACAGACATTCAAGTTGAATGTCCAAAAGTTTCTACTGTTCTCGAATGAAGGAAAAAAGTAATGTAAGATCAAAAATTAGTAGAGATAGAAATATAAGAGCTTGTTGACGAAAAAGTTTATTTTTATTAGAGAAGAATGTCAAACAATACTTATTGTGGTTTGTGTGGTCAGTATGTTAAAGCAAAAGAAAACTATCAAAACATTGTAATACCAAATGCTAAAAATTTAACAGAAATACAAAGAGCCTACGAAAAGATAAAACAATTGGATTATTACATTTTATTGTGTAAAACTTGTTCTTATGAATGTCAACAAGGAGTTTCAAAATCTTACGCTTGCGCAAGAAAACAAGGAACAAATGTAAGTAAAGCTAGTTTCTACGAAAAAGTAGCCATGGTAGAAAGATCTAGAGAAGAAGAAAAATTGAAAAAGTTAGCAGCAAAGGCTTCCGAAAATATAGCAGCCGCTAGATTACAAAAACAACTGCAACAACTACCTAATGCGCCTCAAGGCTTTTAAAATCAAAATAAAAAAATCTAATAGACATAAGCATTAAGTTTGTTTGTCTTGTTGTTTGAAAGTGTGAGTCTTTGAAAAAAAAAAAGTTGAAAGTTTTCTTGTTAGATACACAAAAAAGGTGGTTTCGTAATAATTACTTGATGGAAGGATCAAAGAAAACAAATAATTTAGAACCTTTATTATCTGAACAAGGAGTTATCGTAGTTACAGTTGTAGTTATCGTTGTAGTTGTTCTTGTTATTGTTTTGGCGGTTGTAATAACTCAAGTTGTTTTGAAACCTCCCCCTGTAGGTTCCGGTTCTACACTTCCTGGATTTTCTTCTTTACCGGTTACAAGTAGTTCTACTTCAGGATCAGCTTCTACAACATTAGAACTCGAAGATGGTGGAGTTTATAGAATTACAAACTTGGAAAGCGGAGGATCATTTGCTTTAAGAGGATCAGCGTTTCCTTTAGTAGTGATTAATTCAAGATGTAACACTGGAGGATTAATAGCATTAAATTCTACCATTTCTGTTGGTGATAACTTTGCTTTTCAAAGACCTACAAATAGTCCTTTTGTTATTCCAGACGATACTTATTTCTTAAATGATCTTACTTTTGGAAATGGAACAAATTCAATCTTTGCAACTCAAGCAAACACGGCTCCTAATAATGTTTTCCAATGCTCAGCAGAAACGATTGATGTTAATTCATTAGCATTTTATTATACTTTTGAAAAGATTCAAGATATTTCAGCAACAAGTGCTTTGTTTAGAATTCTTTCTAGATCGAATGACTTGTATCTTCGAATTTGTACAGAAACAACAAGTACATGTTTAAGCGCTGTAGCTGCTACGGCTAACTTTTCATCGGGTCCTCCAATCTCTGCTGATTTTACTTTATTACAAACGAATACAGATAACCGAGGACGGTGGATCATTACCAAAGTTGGATAAATCTCCAATTACCTTTGTTGTTTTTTTTTTCTTAGTCATAAATAAAAAAGATTTCATTCTTATTCGATTTTGTTGGTTCATACTAACTTACAATAACAATCAAGTAAACCAAAAACTTAAAGTTTCTTTTATATTACTTAATACTTAAAACGTATCCTTGTATAGTTTTTACTGCTACTAACCTTCGAGGGACAGACTTGACAGGGACTTGTTCATGCTTTGCCTGCATCTCATGGGAAGTAATAATTTTTTTCTTCCTCGTGTCCGAGTTCATTTAGTTGGTTTTGCCGGCAAGAAAGTAACAAGAAAATTCCACAAGAAGAAAAAAAACAAGATATTAATTTTCTATGTCCGTAGAGACTTGTTATTTTAAATGTTCTTGGTGTAACTTGCTATCAAAAGATTTAGAGTCCGCCATCTCGTTTTTGGTCAAAGATATAGAGTTTAAAAAATGGTATATTTGTGGCGAGTGCAAAGTGGAGGTCCTATCCTTGTTAAAAATGAAAAGTCCTTACGACCTTCCATGTTTTGCTAGAAAACTCGAAGATGAAGAAGAAGTATATAAAGTCTATTCTTCCTTTAACGAACTTGAACAAAAGTTTAAAACTTTAGATCCGTTATTTTATTCGTTTGGCTTGATACTCGAAAAGCCGAAAAAGATTTGGTTACAAATCTTGGAAGAAGGAAACCTTTTTCGACAATCAGAAAAACAATTAACCGAAATAGAAGATTTTATTCTACAAAAGTCCCAAGATGACCATGAACTATGTGATACAAATCCTTGTGGCATGGTTCGAGTAGGATGGAAAAACTTTGTAAACGAAAAAAACTTACCAGCCGAAGTTGCTTTGATGTTATGTCCTAAAGATGTTAAACGTCAGGGCGATTTAGCGAGCCATATTAAAGAATTTGCTTATAAACATAAACTCGAAAAATCGAGCTTCTTAGTTACAAGCGATTATTCTATTCAAGATTTTCCAAATTTACAAGATCTCCAGTTTTTTTGTTTTCCTCAACGTTGTGAAAAGTTAATCTTTTGTCAAACGATAGAAGAGCTTCGAGAACTTTACTTCTCTCCAAGTTTGATACCAAACAAAATTCAAGAGTTTCTTCCTACTTGTTACTTTATTAAAGCTATTCTTTCTAAATACGAACTCAAAATTAATAAGATCGAATCCTTAAAAAAGGAAGTATTATATCTTCAAGAATTAGAAAGAAAGATATCCGAAAAGCCCCAAGAACCCGTTTTTATGTCCTAAAAGGAACCATTATTCTTTTTGTTTCATTAATAAAACCCTCGACTTTTTTTGTGTCTACGAAACTTGGGTAATTTTTATTTAGATACTAACCAAAAGTTAAGTACGAACCATAAAGTTAGTTTACATAAGAAGAAAAAAAAGTTTTTTTTAGGTTCTTAAAGGTTAGTTTTTACTTTTCATTAAACAAAACCAAAAGAAAAACAACCAAATTAGAACAAAAATCAAAACAAACATGATGATTACTACCTTTGAAAATAAT